TAACAGAGTCTTCTCTGTTTCCGGTATGTTTTAAAGCACTATTAATAGTTCTATAGGCTTCAAAAGAGGACTCTCCTTCTTGTTTAATAGCTACTTTTATGTCATAGAAAATTCCAGCAGACACGTCATTACCTTTGCCGCTAATACTTTTAAAGCCTCCAGGATAGTTTATACGGAATTTTACTTTGTCGCATTCTATTCGTTGTTCAGCAGTCAAGGCTAAGTTGCCACTGGCTAATAATACTCTTGGCGCTTGATCTCCTCCATATCCTGTGGTATGCTCCATGGATAAGCCTGAAAAATTTACAGTAATTGCAGAAGAACCTCCACTGCCCATAGGAGTCTGGTTTAGAGTTCCTGGCCTAAAGCTTACTGCTGCTCCTTGCACTCTTTGGCTTGCTAAAGCTTGGGCAGGTGTACTTGTAAGATTTATAATACCTGTATTATCAAAAGCATAAGTACCTGTGGCACCTGCCCAAGTTGCTGCTAAAGTAACGTTTACTCCGCTTACTGCCGCAACTGCTACTATTCTATCAAGGTGCAGTGTGTAGTTTCCATCGGTAATTTCATAGTCATTATAGTCTCCAAAGTGTCCTGTTCTCCAGCGAGCTTTTGTACCCGAGTCTCTAGCGTGAAGAAAACCTTCGATAGGTATACCGTCGGGAGTAGTACTACTGCCAGAAATTGCTACAAGCCTAGCCGGTACTAGTTGATCAGGGTTTGTTCTTCCTGCGGAAGTAGTAATCATGGAGGAAGTAAAAAAACTGCTTGAAGTTGTTAATACTTGTTTGTGCCGGCTTAGCCAGTCTGAAGTTACTAGCTGACCACTAGGACCAGTGAAGCCTTCACGAATAATTAAGTTTAAAGAACCTCCTGCCTCCTCATTTAGAGTAATAGGATTAGTACTTAGAGAGTTGTTTATAACTGCCCCAGTTTGACCATTGGTCAGAGTAATTGTAGTAACACCTCTGCTTAAGTGCTGAGAGGCGCTACTAGGCTCTATAACCCTGTCATTGTTCATAAAGACAGAAGCTGCTCCATCTACTAAACCGTAAATAGGCCCTTCTGATATAACATCAGTAACTTGAATTACTTGGCTATCGTTCTGAGTTACACTAACAGTACCCGAGTATTGTCCGGCCGTGTTTGATCCGCCATTATGTGGGTTTCCACCATTGTCTCCAGCTCCAGGCCCTGCTCCACCACCATGTCTATTACTCATCTTCCAATACTCCCTAAGTTTATATTGTTTATATTAATTGCCGTAGAAGTGCCCGTAGTTGTTGTCTGTAAGCTACCATCACCACTTTGAATACTGCCACTATAGTTTTTATAGTAGCTTTCATTTGATACATTTATGCTAATAGGTCTTCCTGGTACTCTAAGTCGTCCATAGAGTACAGCTATAGGATCTCCTTCTTTCACATTTTGTGCGTTGCCATTAAAAGCATAGTTTTCAGGAGCGTCTGAGTCTACTGACGGATCGGGAGCCATCATTTGAGATATACCCATCATTGCAAGGTTTAGAACTCCCATAGCAGCAAACATTCCTGGAATACTTAAACCACCTCCTGCTGCTACTGCCCAACCTCCTGCAGTAGCTAAGCCTGTTCCAGATGCTGTAGTCGTTGCTATTCCGAAGCCTGCTCCTCCAGTGACTACAATTAAGGCTACAATAGCAATTGCGGCAAGTATCTTACCTAGTCCTGATTTAGATCCTGCAGGTGCTATAGCTATGGTTACGTCTCCCTCTTTTAAAGGATTGAGTAAATCTTCTTCATCTTCTACGCCTTTTCCGGCTTGCTCGACTATAAAACCTATATCATCTAAGTGAGACTGTCTGACAAAACCTAAGAACTCTGGTCTGTTTGCATTGATACACTTAAAGATATCTTGGTAGCTATCAGCATTGACTTTAAAAACGGAGCCGAACCTGTGGCCTAACTCTCCTTGTAAATATACATTACGCATCATAACGGTAAACTCCTGTTATATATTTCTTCCAGAAAGGGTATAAGTTCTCTCTGGTGGATATTCTGTTTTCGGCATGATGGAAAAACATATCATCCCCTAAGTAAACACCACAGTGATTTCCCACAGCGGCTTGTATTGTAAAAATGAGTAGATCTCCTTTTTTCATGTTGCTATCTACTTTTGAAAAGTTCCATGTGCCTATATACTCGTCCGTAAAGTAGTCTAAACCTTTATGCCACCAGTCATCTTCAAATAGAGGTCTGCAAGGTATGTCTAGGCCTTGCTCTAGATAGTAGTCTCTAGCGGCTTCAAAACAATCATTGTACCCGAACTCATAGTTTCTTCCGTACAATGCTTTTGTCTCTTTCTCGGGCTTTTGTATATGTAAATCCATTTCTGGGTAGCTAAATATATAATAAGGTAGTCCTGTAGCATTACAATATTTTATATCAGTAGTACTAGGCTCACTTGTAGCATCTGGATGACTATGTACTATCCCGACTATATCGGCTTTGTGTGATATAGCTATGTACTCTTTGGAGTCTATAACAAAATCATTGTCATCTTCTGCGACATTAGTGCAAGGAAACCATTTTAAGTCGCCGTGTACAACCCCTAAAACTCCACAACCCTCTCTAGGATAGTTTGCCTCAAAGTGCTCTCTGTATTCTTCTAAAAATTGTATCATATCAGAATTTTAAAGTTCCTACGAACCCTCCAAAAGGTAAAACCGCGCTTGTATCATGTTTTGCTGACGGAGCTGAATTTGCGGCAGTAGATACTTGTCGTGCTCCATAGCGAGACTTGCATCCGTTAAGTGTTTTTGAACACAGCTCTTCTCTTTCCCAAAACCCAGAGGATAAAGAAGGGGCGTTATTTAGATTATTAGTCTGTAAAGACCTGAATATTGTGGTTAAAGTTTTTCCATTTGCAAGGCACGATGCCTTAACAAGTGCCCCTGTAGTGTAAGTAGCAGAAGCGGAGTAAGCAGTCCATGCGAGTGCTTCTATCCAGTGTCCTGTATTGTCCGTAGGGTCGTTAGTTGCGCTACTTGTGTGAGGTAGCTGTGCCCTATAAATTTTACCAGAGAATTTTACATAGCTGTCTTGATTATATGCAGTAGCAGTAGCCCAATTACTTCGTCCAGATAGATAAGCATTATCAACTAAAGGCTTGTCTTCTTGATTATATAGAACATCATGCTCTACATAGGCATTAGCGTTAGAAGGGTCTACAGTGCGTACTTTACTATTTTTCTTCCATACACAGCCACCGTTATCTTGTAGTTCAAATCCTTGGTAAATCCAGCTGCAGTACTTGCCTACCATGACTCTTCTAGGGAGGGCGATGCCTTGCAGGTCATATACTGCTGCAAGTTCAAAAGTTACTGCTATCGCGTTCAATGCAGACACTCTATCTATTTTGTAAGAGGCAGTAGTCATCTCAACAGGGGGAGTAGAGTCTCCAGAATTACCTACTAGGTATTTTTGTAGGGTCTGTCTACGTACTAGAGTCGCGCCCGTTAAATCATCGTAGTCTGTAATACCTACAGTGGTTTTTAGCTCTGAAGTTACGTTTGCTATGGTTAAATTAGGTCTGTGAGATGCTCCTGTTGCGGAGAGATCCACGCCGTCTAACATCATAGGAATAGCATTATACGTTCGTATAGCTCCTCCTACTTTATCACGAAACTGTACATCGTCTAGATCTTCTCCAATACCTGGGTGGAAATAAAACGTTCCTGACTCAGTAGTGATTTCAAATAAGTCTACAACAGCACTAGATACTTCTGTGCCTTGTAGGTCGGTTGCTATTAGGTTGGTCATGCTTCATACACCCTTCGTACGCTTACAGTTAATGAGTAAAAAGTTCCATAAAGATAGGTAGTTGTATACGTATCTGCTACTACTTTTATTTCTTTTTCTCCAACGCCTGCGGGACCCGAAGGATTGGAGCTTTGATTAGAGTCAGGTAAAATTAAGGGAAACTTAGTAATGCCTTTTTGTGCATCTAAGAAAACAACTACATCGTCAACGAACTCTGCTGTACGGTTGTTGAATTGTAGATTGTAAGTTTCTCCCTGACTGTTTATACCTTTGGCAACACGCTGCTCATATCCGTCTCCAAACTTAGAAACGTTTACAGCGTGTTTTGTTTGTCGCGATAGTCCTTTATCGGGGGTAGCATAGTTGCTCCCTGAATAAATAAATCCTATAGTCATTATGCTGCTCCATACGGGTTAAGTATTCCACCCGAGCGTTTTTGATTTTGTAATTCTAGCTGTACTGCATTTGCTACAGCCTTGCCTAGTTTTTCTGAATCCATTCCACCATCATTAGATTCAGTTTTTGTATTGCCTTCTGCGGATACATTAACAGTAACATTCGAAACCATCTGACCCGACTGCTTACCCATATCTACAGGTATAGATCTTCCATTCGGTAAAGGAACAACAGCTTCTGTGCCGTGTAGCATAGCAGGATATCCTCCTTGAGAACCTCTAGCAACTCCACCAGATCTATAGCCGTTCTGTTTCTCTCCCTGAGCAAATACACCACCATTTCTACCTCCGTCTATACCTAAAAAGCTGCCGAAACTTGTAGTGCCAAGAGTAGATTGTAGCAATTTCATTACTAACATCTTTATAATCATTTTTGCGATGTCTGCGAGTATGGCTTTTGCCATTCCTGCGAATGCTTCTTTAGCAGACTTAGTTCCATCTACTAAAGATTGAAAGGCACCTTCCATATTACTTTGCAAAGAGTCTCCGATTTTTAAGCCCATCTGAGCCATATCATTTGCGGCCACTTCAGCTGCTTTACTTTTTGCTTTTGCGAGTTCGATTTCTCGCTCGCCTTGATCCATTGCTTTTTGATGTATTTCTTGTTGTACCTTGTCCATAATCAGAACATCTTCATTCTTTAGTTTGTCAAGGGCGGCCTTCTTTTCATCTAAAACAAGAATAGCTTCTTTATGTGCTAGTTCAAGTTGTTCTCTTTGCCCGAAAGCAGAATTTAAATTTGCACCCGCATCGACTTTGGCAATTGCATTAACACTTTTTTCGTTTGCAATACGCTTTTCTTCTGCTTCTACTGCTTTTAAATTTGCAATATACTTATCGACCCCACCTGCTGCTTCGAATCTCTTATCTATCTTTGCCTGAACATCCGAGGTTAGTCCTAGTGCCTTTCCTGCGTCTTCCGCAGAGGTTCCTAGTTTTTCTATGTTTTCTACATAACTTAGTACGGCCTCGGAGCTTGCTCCTTTAAGAGCCGAACTCATGTTACCTAGTTGATTATGGGCTTCTCCAATATTGCGGTTAAACTTCCCGGCATTCTCCGTCATTTCCTTAACCGCTGCAGTATTACCAGAGATTACAGCTTTATGAAATGCAGGAGATATTTTCTCCAAACCTTTCATTTCAAGTCCTATTTTCCTTAGACCTTGTGAGTAGAGCTCAGCATCTCCACTTTCTTCGCCTGTGATAACGTTAAACTGTGGTTTAATAGTATCTAGCTCTCTCATCATATCCAAAACAGGAAGGCTCTGCATAGTATTAGCTTTAGCCCTATCTGCTTTCATAGGATCATAGTCTTTATCTGCGGTATCAAATACTTTACCCGCGGTCATAGTATTTAGCTCTTTTCCTAAGCCTTTCGCACTCTCTCGTATTTGCTCTAAAGCGTCCGCATAACCCAGGGCCTCTTCTCTACCTTTTTGATGCTCATCTGCAATTTTATAGATACTTGAATTTTTAATGCCTTCTTCTATTTTCTTTCCTAACTCATCCCCGAAAGTAAAATCTTCAGACATTTCTAGTTTAGCATCCAGAAACGGTATTTTGTTGATCTGCTCTTTTAAGTAGTTTACAAGCTTAATACCCATGTTTGCCATACCTTGTATCATTTTTAGAGAAAACTTAATAGCTTTGATAATTCCATCAAGCATAGTTCTAGGGGCGTTTGCTACTGCCATGATCATATCATAGATCATCTGAATTATACCTAGTACAACGGTGGCTTTCATGGCCATGTTCATGGCTTTGCCTGCAACTTTCGCAGCTTTGCCTACAAGCTTAAAGCCTCCTGCAAGACCTTTCTTAAGAACTGCTTCTAGTTTCTTTGCCCTTAAAACTTGCGTTTTGAAAAAATTCTTTAGTTTTCCGCCTGTTGTCTGCGCTCTCCTTTCCGTTTTCTTAAGACCTGCTCCAATACTACGCGCTATATCAATACCTACGTCTTTAAAAATACCTTTCGTTACTTTTCCGCTGTCCGCGTACTGTTTTTCTGCAGAGGCTAAAGCTTTCTTGAGGTTGGTTTTATCTGGGCCTTTCATTTCGCCTGCAGCGGCTCTTGCAAGTACAGGAGACGTAGCGCCTGCTTTTACTGCTTTACCCGCTCCTGACTGTACTTCTGTTGCACCTTGAGCCTGGATTTCCGCAGTGGCAGTCTTTAATTGTTCCATTTCCTCTTTATAACGTTTAAATGCAGCTGTTGCTTTGTCAGCTTT